TCATCACCCTCTGCTCCTCTGCTTGCTTATCCGATCCATCATGGCCGGTGTAAGCTTGCCCTGTCTGTATAGCTTGGCAGTGCGCTTTATCTCTGCCTCACGCTTCTTTGGGTTCTTTGCGCCACGCACATACTTCTTTGGCACACCGCCCTTGGTCTTGGGTACTTTTGGAAACTTTCTCTTGCTCATTTCTTAAAACCCTTTATGCCTCGTATGCCAAAGCTTGCTCCAATACTAGCATACATAGCCCACTGAAACCACTGTGGGGTGTTTTCTAAGGCTGCAAACCCCTGCTCTACATAAGGCTGTGTAAAGGGAATGAAGCACATAGCTATAATTATAATAAACAAAATTGTCCAAGCTTCGTCTTTCCAGCTATTGTCACTGGCCTGTGCCATAATCTTTTCCCAGCCAGCTTCATGCGTAGCAGCAACCTTCATCACCTCTGCTTCTGCCTCTGCCTTTGCCTTGGCAACAGCACCTTTGGCCTTTGTCTGCTCTACCTTAGACTCCATCCATGACCCAGCCAGTGAAGCTATTGGGCCTATCAATGCTTGAATCATTCTATAAACTCCAATATCTCATCATTTAACATCATTACTTTGAACTGCTTGCATGACCACTTCTGGTCAAAGTTATTAGTATGCCCCACATTACGTTTGATCTTACGCCTTATTGCCAAACATTCAGACAGCGAATCATGTGGAGTATATTCTACCTTTTCCCCATTCATAACCAACAACAATACAAATGTAAGCTCAACCATCTCCGTTACGCAACTTCTCTATGTTTTCTTCTATGGCTGTAATTCTTCTCTCATAAAACTCTAATGTAAGTTTTTGCTGCTGGTCGTAAGGTGCTTTGCCATCTTCAACCTGAGACTGCAACTTCTCAAACTCTAAGGCAAGATGTTCTATAAGCATGAACTGCTCCGAATCGGCTGGCAAGCTACCCATTTCTCCTCTAGGCCACTTGATTCTAAACTCGGTATTCTTTTCCAAGTCAGTCTTCATTATGGTGATAGATGTGTTGAGCCTGTTGATCTCTGAGGTCAACGTAAAGTATGCCCAGGTAGCTACAGCCACAGCCCCTAGCATACTTATGATGTTTCTGAGAGGCAAAGCAACTTCTGTGTTTTCACTTAGCTTGGGCATTAGTCACTACATATTTGTTTGCCAGCACAGTCTTTAGGAAAGCATTGAATGTTCATCTTAAAATACTCGTTGTTGTAGTTAGCTTTCCACATATCTTTTTGTAACAAACTGTAACATTGCTCTTGGGTAAAAGATTGTTGCAAAACTATCTGATTGCCAACATAAACCCACTCAATCCCTGTATGCCCCCACATAGATATGACAAGGACAAACTCTTTCATTTTTCTGAGTTCAGCCACACAGCTAGGCTACCTGTCATAGCACCTGTGACAACAGATATAAGGCTTGCTTGTTGTGTTGTAAGATCGGGCTGTGATAACGCCCACTCGATGCACCTGATGTACACACCTGTCATGCACAGCATCATAAAACGTGGCAGTATTTTTAGCTCTAATAACTTTCTAGCAACTTCTTCTGCACTCATCTAAAGCCCCCCTTTAGCCAGACTATCCAAGCAACCAAACCACCTACCATAGCAGCTATAAGCAAAGAAACAAAGCCAAGACCCAGTATCTCCATAATCTCTTCTCGCTTACGCCTAGCAAGTTCTTCTTGCACTCTGCGTTCTTTACGAGCTTTGGCTTGAAACTCTTGCCAATCTCTGTATAGACCAGCACGACCATAAAGCTGCATCCAGCTACGCAATTCACTCTCTTGCTGTCTTAACTTCTCAAGGGCAATAAACTCTTCTAAATCACCCTTTCTAATGCTACCTTTTCTTTTTTTATTACCTTTACGCTTGAGTTCTTCTTTGGCAATAATCAGGTCAGATATTGCTTTGCCGCACCTTGTTAAATCACCTGTATTTTGAATGGTCTTTTTTATTATTGCAAAGGCAGCATTAGCAGCCGCAAGTTCGGCTAACATTTTTTATCCTATGAGTAAGGACTATCGCCTAGCAAAGTTTTATCCCAAGCAGCTTTGAGCTTTGCTATTGTGGTAGCACTGTCAATGGCTGATGCTGCTGGCGCATCACGCAAGCTTTTTTTCTTCTCAGCAGAAGCTGTCTGTGCTGAACTATCGCCAGCTTCAAGAGCCTTCATGTAAACCACATCTTCTGCTTCAAGAAGCGGTTGACGCACTTCACGGATTTTATCTTTGAATAACTCTTTTGCCTTAGTCATGTCCTCTGAAATGACCTTGCCAGACAGTGACCAAGCACCTCTGAAATCACGGTTGCTGGGGATAGACGTAGCTTCTGCTTTGTCTATTTGGTTTCCGTCTTTATCCACAATGTAAGTTGTTACAGCCATGTCTTTCTCCTATGCGGCCTTTGATATGCGCCAAGCATTACGCCAGACACGAGTTTCTGGTAACTGGTCTTTTCTACAGATAAGCATCTTTGGGCTGTTGCCCTCATCCCACGACTGCCAAACAGATTGTGGTATGTCCTTTTGAATTAGGTACTCTATTGCTTCTTCTTCGCTCATAGCTAGCATTGGCTTTGTGTCATGCAACAGATAGCCTCTAGTATGTTTCTTAAAGTCTGGTTGTGCTTCGTCCTTGGCAAGTTCCCAGTAAACCCACACTGGCGGTAAAATACCGCCCTGCATAGCTGCTGCCATCCAGTTAGGGTCAGGTACAAGAATCTTAGCGCACTCATCAATGTTGTCCTCGTAGACTACACGGTAGTCAGACTGATAGCCTTCTAGGTTTTCCTTCGCCCAGCATAGGCGGTCAAATAGGTGTCTGCCTTGAAAATCTGGTGTTTCTATCAAGCTAAGTCTCCAAATCCTTGACTGTCACAGTGCTTTGCGTCTCTATATGCACCAGCCGCATAACTCAAAATCTCATAAAGTCCAGAAGTGGTTGTGGAAAAAAGACTTGTCCCTAATCCAGTGACAGCCGTACCTGAGAAACTATTAGAGTTTATTCCGTTGGTGTAACCAGCTAGTGAGTAATTAGCATTAGAATAGTTGTTAGTCATATTAATCCCAAATTGACCTGTAGCTGTATCAGTTATGCTAGAGACGTTAAATGAATTTAGTGAAGTTGGCGTTCCAGAGGACGCATCAAAATTTATAAAGTGTTTTGCCACGCATTTAACTACAAACTGCGTATCAACCGTGCCTGCGGTGCTGTGTTCTAGTTGGTCTGCTACAATCTTGCCAGCCATTATGCTAAGTCTCCATGAACTGTAATATAATTTCTTCCCGCATCAAGTGACGCATTATTAGAATGAAATGTGCTAAGCTGAAAAGTAGAAACTGTAGGGCCACTGCTTTGAGTAGTGTGGTAAGCATTTGAAGAAACTTGCACATTAAGGTCAGTGGTACTATTTAACACATTACTTATGGTCATAGTATGCGACCCTGTACCGTCATCTGAAAGACTAGATACGTTAAAACTACCATTATTAACAGGCCCAGAAGCGTTGAAATAAATCCAAGCCTTTGCCAATCCCTGCTGAAGATTAGTTGTAGTGCTATTACCTTCACCTGTTACAACAATAGAGCCAGCAGTGCTTGTACCAGTGAGCGTATTTGTTTTGATTGTACTCATGCTAAATCCCCTACTGAAAGATTTGGTGCGTATTCATAATCATAAAGACCACCAGAACTTGCATTTGCATACCTAGTAGATAATTCAATTGTAGATGTTGTTATATCACTTTTTCTTGTTGCCGCATTTTGGAGGGCAGACGTTGTTATATCACCGCCATTCCAAGCAGGAATACCGCCATGTGTGTAATGAACATTAGAAAAGTTATTTGTATAAGATACTGACGTTTGCCCAGTATTTAGGTCAGACAAAGAACTGCAATTTAAACTATTTTGTATTGCTCTGGATGAGTCACTGTTATCGTAAATAACAAAATGTTTTGCTGCACTTTGCTTAGTCAGCGTAACAGGGCTGCTACCATCACTTGCTACGATTGTATCTGCTTTTAATGTACTCATCTAAACCACCGTATATGTTTCGCCAGAGCCAACAGTAACCGTCACACCGCTGTTGATTGTTATAGGCCCAGCACTCATAGCGTTCTTGCCATTTGTGATAGTATAGTTGGTTGTCACCGTCTGACCGTTTTCATAAAAGACCTCATCTGAGCCACCACCTGTAGCACCGCCACCAGCAGCTATGCCAGTAAGGTTTGAGCCATCAATGGCTGGTAGC